AAGCGTTCGCCACACGCCCCGCAACAGCCCCAGGCAATCGCACCCGGCGCCCAGGGTCGAGGCCCGGTGCCGATAGGGTGTGCCCAGCCAGATCCGCGCGGCGCGCACCACCAGCTCGGGTCTCATGGCACCACCGGCCTGCCGTCCATGGCGTAGCCGCTACGCGGATGGCGCAGCACATAGTCGCTGCCCGGAATATGCGGAAAGCCACGGAAATTGACCGTATTGGCAAACTTCTCCCGGCAGGTCGTGAACCGCCGATCGCAGCCCACCGTCACGATTAGGGCGTCGCCCAGTGTGCACCACTCCCCGACCCTGCTGGAAAAACCGAGAATGTCGCCATCGGCATCGCGGCGATGGGTCAGGATGGGATCGCGCAGTCCATGGCGCTGGCCATCGGTCCATTGCGCCACCCCAAAGGCAAACCAGTTCTCTTCAAAGCCGGCCAGCCCACTCACGCGAAGCTGAAAATCGTCGATCAAGCCGACGACAATTGCTTCCCCGCGATAGGCGGCATTGTCGATATCGACGCCGCAGCGAGCGTCCCCGACACTGGCATCGCACAGCCCCTGAAACACACGCCCCCTTGTGATGTTGAGAGCCTGCTGGGGCGAGCGCAGTTCCGCCCGGAACACCCCGTCTTCCCGAACAATCTCGCCAATGGTATCGACCCGGAGCATCACGCATTGGCTCGGTTCCGACCAGTTCACCAGCCAGGTCTCGACGCGCGCGCCGTCGTAGCGGCCGAGCAGGATATCGTCCTCGGCAATGGCGGCGCTGTCGAGCACGCCCAGCACCTCGCCAGTCTCCACCTGCTGGCCGAGCCGCGACGGCACTTCGCCGCCATCGAGCCCAAAGGCCGGCATGCAGTTCGTATCCTCGACCAGCAGGGGTCGGTCGTGATCGGTAAAACCGAGCGTCACCCCGTCCGTGCGGGACACGCGCCAGCATTTGGCAGTCGTGGTCTCGCCCAGCGCCAGGTGCGCAGCCAAATCATGCGGCAGATCCCTCATGGCAAGATCTCCACCAATGGAATGCTCGGCGCCTCGGCCCCATCGAAACCGTTGAGTTCGATGTCGAGCCGGTCCGTGTCGAACCGCACCGGCACGTCAAACAGGAACCCGGCTGTTACGCTTGTTCCTGCAGCCGGCGCGCTGGCAAAGCCCAAGACACCGCTGGTCACATCCACGCTCCAGCCACTCATGAGTTCCACCCCATCCAGAGCCACGCGGACGCTGCCCCAAACTGGCTTGGTAATCGGCCTACGATAGGGATCGAACGCCGCGCCATAGCGCTTGGTAAGCTGAAATTCGGTCCGAACCCCGTCTCCTGTCCCGATTTCCTGATCGGTTGGCAGCGGCACCGCGCCGCCGGTGGAGTGGTCCAGCCCGTCGCGCCACAAAAACCCATGCAGCCGCCCGCGCCGCTCTTCGAAAAACGCCAGCACGGCCTGCATGTCAGACCTGGATTTGACGCCATATCCGGCATTGTAGCGCCGCCGCGAATGCGCCCAGCGCCCATTGCGCTGCTCGCCCCCGCCTGCCAGCGTCACGACATCGGTCCTGCGCTCCGGCCCGCCCCGCGCCCCGAGCGCAATGTCGAGCGGAAATCGTGTGTGATGAAAGGACATCTTGAATCTCTCGTTTTGGCACCACAGCGCGCAGCGATTCAGGTCAGGCCGAGCCGAAAGTGGTGGGTTTCGAGAACCGGAGCACAGCGTACGTTTGGGTACGTGAGCACCGGAAGCGCAGAAACCCTCCCCTTGCAGGCCGGCATCACCTGAATATCAAGCGCTGCGCGTGCCCCGCCGCACCGCCCGCAGCAACATCGCGCTCACCTCGGCCTCGCTGGCGACAAAACTGCGTGCGTCGCTCGCCGTCACATTGAACGTCACATTGATCGCGCTGCCCCCGCCGGCAACGCCCAATCGCCCATCCGGCCCGCGCTGCAACGGCATGATCGCTTCTGGCCCTGCCTCGCCGGCCAACCCCAGGCCCTGCCCCAACGGGAAGTAGCTCGGTGCCGAGATCACACCACCCTTGGCAAATTCCGTGAGCGCCGGACTTGTGGCCGTGAAGATGTTCTCCACCAGCCCGCCGACAAGCGTGCCAAGCGGCTTGAACGCGGCCTTGAGTGCGATATCGGCAAAGGCACCGGCAATATCGCTCAGCACAGAGCGAAACGACTTGCCATCCATGACCGCGCCGCGAAAGGCGCGGCTGACCGAGCTGGCAACACCATCGGCGAGGTCCTTGATGCGCCCCAGTTCAACGTTGACGTCGGTAAGCTCGTCGCGAAGGTCTTCACCAAACAGATCACCGGCCATCGGGAAAGCGCTCCATCAAATCCTGCAGATCGCGCCGCTCCAGCGGCCCGGCCCGATCCCCCATCAGCGCGCCCCAGGCAGAAGCCAGTTCGCGCGGCGTCATGGCCCAGAAATCGCGCGGCGGCAGCCGCAGCACCCCCAGCCCAAAGCTCATTGCGTCCGTCCACGGAAACGGCCTCATTCGCGTTCTCCAAAGGTTGCTTTCAAGAGCCGCACGGCTATCTCGGCCGCGCCCCGCAATCCGCCCTCGACGCTCATGCGTGCCAGGTCGTCATCACTGAGGTTATTGCCACCGCCGCGCAGTCCGGCGCCCAGAATGGCAGTCAGGTCACGCGCCGAAACCCGGCCTTCGCCAAATCGTTCGGCCAGCCCCGCAAGATCCCCTGCCCCCAGCCGAGCCTCCAGCTCCGCCAGAGCCCCCAGCGTCAGGCAAAGCGTTCTCGTCTCGCCGCCGATCTCGGCGGCAATTTCACCACGATGAACATTGGTCATGTTTGTTTCCTAAGCCGCCGCGAAGCTCACCTCACCCGCACTTTCCAGCGCCAGGTCGAACGTCACCTCCCCGGCATGATCGGCGGAAAATTCCAGCGCCACGATCTGGAACGGCCCTTCCACGGTGCCGAAATGCGGCAGGATGAGCTGCCAGTTGCGGATGGTACCGCTAAAGAAAAGGCCGCGAATTGTTGCGTCAGAGGCCTGGTCCTTGAACACACCCGCCCCGGACACCGAGGCCCGCTTGACCCCGCCACCGGCTAGCAATTCCCGCCAGCGCCCGGCGCTTTCCTGGTCGGTCGTGTCGACGCTGGCCGCATTGAAATTGAGACTTCGCGTGCGCAGCCCCGCCACGGTGATGAAACTCCCCGCCCCGGTCTGGTCGAGTTTTAGAAGCATATCCTTGCCGCTCTGGGCTGCCATTTTTGTTCCTCGCAAAGAGGCGTCGCCCCACCCTCAATCCCTCCCCATTGAGGGTGGGGATTGAGGGTAGAGCTGCCAGTTTTCATCGTCTCCCTCCCCCTTGTGGGGAGGGATAAAGGGTGGGGGTTTGCGGACCTCGGTCGCGCAACTGCTACTCGCTGAAAAACCGCAGCGTCACCGCCGCACGCGCCTGCCCCGTCGCCGTATCGATGCTCGTTTCGGTGCGCATATGTTCGGCATGCGTCACCATGAGCCCAACCGGGGCCAGCGCCCCTGCCCCCACCGCCACGACACGCCCGGCGATCTCCAGCGCCGCCTTGCGGCTCGGCTGACTGCTCCAGCAATGCAGCAACACCCGATGTTCCTGTCCCGGCGCTGCGTCACCATCGCGTTGCCGAACGTCGTGCCGGTCGATCACCACATAAGGCGCCGGCCGGTCGCGCGGCGGCGCATCGAACACGCCATCGGTTCCGATCAGGGCAACCAGCGCCACATCGGCCAGCAGCGCTTCCACCAGTGCCGCCTGCAAACTCGCTATCGGGTGCATGGTCTCACCCCGTAAAACTGGTTTCGCTGCAGGCGCAGCTCAGAAAGGCCCGCCGGCCGTTGAGGTCAGCAGCGCTCACCACATCAAGGTTGCGCCCGCGATAGATGATCCGGTCTCCCGGCGAGACATCATTGCGAAAGCGCAACACCACGCTGTGCGAGATCGCCACCGTTCGCCCGTCAGCATTGGTCCCCTGACGCCCCGTCAGGCTGCGCACCCGAGCCCACAAATGGGCCACCGGCACGTAAATCCTCACATGGCCGCCCCCGCCATCATCCTGACTGTCGCGACGCTTGAGCTGGACCCGATCAGTCAGGGTTCCGACCGGCGGCACCTTCTCCCCGCTCACAACCGCACCCGCTTGTAGCTGGCCACGGCACGATCAAATCCCGAGGGGACGATAGCGCCTGACCCGGCGACGATCACCGCGTCGCGGTGCTCATACCAATGGGCCACCAGGCCGAGCAGCGCCTGGCGCAGATCGGCTGGCACATCGGCGGGCTCGGTGCCATATCCGGCGACATAGTCGATCTCCAGCCCCTGGCGGGTGCGCAATGCTGGCATACCGATAACCACGGGCGGCACGACCAGCCGATCCGGCTCGCTGAGAAATTGCGCCAGCGCGATGTCGTGGTTGCCGCCATTCTCGTCAGTGGCCGCTATGCCCGTTACCGACAGCAGCGGCGAAACCGGCAGCTTGACCACGCCCCCTTCGGGCCAATTGTCGAGCACCAACCGCCAGCTCTGCGCCAGCAATGCCTTGCCGGTCACGCCTTCGATATGCAGCCGCGCCGCGCCGATCAGTGTATTGATCAGCCCATCCTCGACCGTGTCATCGACCTTGAGGAATGCCTTGGCCTCGGCAAGCGAAACCG